ACAGCTTCAAGGCCGATGGCTCTCAATTTGAGGTGCTTAAAGCTGTTGATTTACATGGTCGCGGCGAAGTTTTTGTAATGGATGTAAAGGAAGTCAAGGATGACAAACCCAAAGCGCGGCGAACTAAAAATAAATCTGGCGGATCAGCAATTTCTTTGCAAGGTGTCGATGGACACCATAATGAGGATTGAGAGCAATACTGGTCGCGGGATTTTAAAGATTGCAACTGGATTGCAAGATGCTGATTTGTCTGCTTCAGATATGGTTTCTATCTTAACCCCAGTTTTGAGAACCAGTGGGGCTGATTTAAAAGACAAAGATGTTTCAAAGCTAATTTGGGAAGCCGGATTTTCTGAGGGTGTGAAATGTGTTGCTGAGGTTATCGTCTTTATTATTGGGAATGATGAAGAGGGAAAGGAAGTGGCGGCGGAGTAAGTATTGAGGAATTGCCTTGGGATGAATGGATAAAGGCGGCTCTTGGAAAGATGCGAATGTCATCGTCTGATTTTTGGGAGATGTCTTTTGAGGAATTTAAATTCGCTCTTGAAGGTTTTTCTGAATTCAATTCGGGTGGCTCTCCGCCGCCATTAGATAAAGAAGAGCTTGAAGACCTAATGGAAAGGTTCCCAGACTAATGGCGACAACAGTAGACACCCTTTTAGTCCGTATTGAAGCGGATATGTCTGATTTAAGGCGCGATCTTTCCAAAGTTGCAAAGCATACTGAGGAAGCTGGCAGCAAAATGAAATCCGCCTTTGCGGGTGTGGCAAAGGCCGCTGCCGCCTTGGGCGGTGTCGCGCTTTTTTCTGGATTTATAAAGTCATCAATACAAACTGGCGCGGCTATCGAGGGGTTGAGGGTTCAACTTAATGGCCTTTTAGGAAGTGTTGATGAGGGCGCAAAAGCATTTGAGATGATGACTGCCTTTGCTTCCAAGGTTCCATTCTCATTAGATCAAATTCAATCTGGCTCCGGTTCTCTTGCGGCGGCTGCTGATAATGCTGATGAGCTTGGTGAGCTTATGCAGATCACAGGCAACATTGCTGCGCAGTTTAATATTCCTTTTGAAATGGCGGCTGAGAACGTACAAAGGGCTCTCTCTGCTGGCGCGGCATCTGCTGATCTTTTCCAGCAAAAGGGCGTTAATGCCTTTATGGGTTTGAAAGCTGGAGTTTCAGTTAGTGCTGAGGATACCGCTAAGGTTCTGATTGAGCATTTTGGAACTGGCGGCACGTCCGATGGAGCTATGGCTGAATTTGCCAAGACAACAAATGGTGCATTGTCTATGTTTGGCGATGCTATGTTTAATTTTAGAAAAAAAGTTGCGCAAAGCGGTCTTAATCAGGGGTTCACGGACTTAATAAACGTCATCACTGGTATGATTAACAATAGCGGTGATCTTGCAACTTTAATTGGCGACAAAGTAGGAAAAGCATTTTCTGCTCTGGGTAGGGTTCTGACCTTTATTGCCGACATAAGCGGTGAAGTGGCAATGTTGTTTAGGTCAATTTATCAAGTGGCCGCAACTGCGGGTTCTATTTTGATGCAAATGTTTGGGTTTCAGCTTGTTGATCTTATGGACGCTGTTGCTGGGGCAATATTGCTCATTAAAGAAAATATGGACAAAGTGATTGTCGTTGTTGGCGTTTTTGTAGCTTATAAATTTGCGGCTAAACTGTTCACTGCCGCAGAAGGCGCGATCAAACTTGCCAGAGGACTAAGAGCAATTGGAATTACTCAGGCCATTCTTAATACTGTTACCAAAAAAGGTATAGGAACTTGGTTGGTAATAGCAGCAATTTTTGGAGAGATCACTGGCGCTACGGACGGCCTCAAAGACAGAATTGCATCTTTTGCCTCAGATGTTTACGAAAGACTGCCGGAAGATTTAAAGGGTAGTATTGGGGACGTAGGAAAATATTTTAATCAAAGCGCAACAGCTATAGAAGAGGCTAGACAAAGACTTTTTCAAACCGGGAGTGGATTTGTAATGCTAAATCCCGGTGAAAGTGTCGCTCTTGATGTTGATGCCACCATTCAGGGAATACAAGATGCTCTTATGGGAGCGGGTGTTGCGGCTACTGTAACGGATGGAGAATTCAAAAAGCTCAAAACTACTATCGAGGGACTTTTGCCCGAAGAGATCAAGCTCTTACAAACCATCGAAGCAATAGAAAAAGCACTGCCAAGAATGGATGAAGCACTGAAGGCTCAGGCTCTTGATGCGATTGCCATATTGAAGCAAGAGCTTGCAGAGCTAGACCCGCTTTATAAACAGCTCACAGACCGTGCCAACCAAGCCTTTGATAACATGGCTGACAGCCTTACTGACATGGTTATGAGTGGGAAGTACGATCTCAAATCATTGGGCGATATGTTTAAGCAAACGCTCAATCAAATGATAGCTGATGCCTTAAAAGCTCAAGTTATAAAGCCAATTTTGAGAAGCATATTTGGTGCAATTGGCGGTTCTATTGGCGGCCCTGTTGGAGATTTTATTAGCGGAATAGGTGCGAAGGCTGGTGGAGGCAGCGTTAACTCAGGTGTCCCTCAAATCGTGGGCGAAAGAGGCCCGGAACTTATAGTTCCAAAATCAGCCTCAACCATTATGAATAATCACAACACCAAGAACGCATTGGGCGGCGGCGGCGCTACAGTGGTCAATCAGACCATTAATGTAGATACAGGGGTGGCTCAAACAGTTCGTGCAGAAATGATGTCTTTGCTCCCGCGCTTCAAACAAGATACAATGGCCGCAGTTGTCGATGCCAAACGGCGCGGCGGCTCTTACGGTTCAGCATTTGGGTGATACATGGCTCTAATTACAATGCCCTCCAGTCCTGCGTTTCAAAAGTCCGAATGGGGCATTAGAAGAGCCGTGGCTGTTTCAGAAAGCCCTTTCACAGGGAAGCAACAAACATACAAATATGCTAAGGCGTGTTGGTATGCGACCCTTAGCTTGCCTCCAATGAAGCGTGAACAGGCTGCTGAATGGCAATCTTTTTTTATGATGTTAGAGGGACGCGCAAACACTTTTTTGCTTGGCGATCCTGATGCGAAGTCAGTTACGGGTGGCAACGATCCATCCTCAGTTTCCGTAGCGTCTGGAGCTGCTATAGATGCAACTTCGGTAAATTTGACCATTGGGTCAGGTAAGAAAATAAACAAAGGAAGCTATATCCAGTTTGGGACAGGCGCAGACAGCCGTTTGCATATGGTTGTTGATAATAATACGGGCAATGGGTCTGTAACTATACAACCCCCACTGAAATCGGCTGTCACGACTTCTACTGCGGTTAATATAACCAATGCCAAAGGAGTTTTCCGAATGGACAGTAACGATCTTACATGGTCGGCAAATGAGTTATCTGTTTATGGCATAACATTTTCCTGCATGGAGGTCGTATGAGCCGATCTATTAATGCTAGTCTTCTGAGCGCACTTACCGCTGATAGTGTAGAGCCTTATCTGGCGATAGACTTAGATTTTGACACTGAGGCGCTGTATGTATGGACAGGATACGGCGACAAATTAATTGGAGCTAATACCTATTTGGGCGCGGGTCAGTTGCTTTCTGTTGGTGGTTTGCAGGAGGTTTCCGATCTCGCGGCAAAGTCTGTGACGCTTACTCTTTCGGGAATGGATGAAACAATCCTGAACATGGCACTAACTGAAAATTACCAGCGGCGTTCATGCACAATTCGTTTGGGAGAAATGAGTAGACCGGAAACTGTAATTTTGTTTGAGGGTTTTATGAACACCATGTCTATATCAGATGATGGTGGTCAAAGCGTTATTTCCCTCACAGTAGAGAGCAAGTTAATAAGTTTGGAAAAATCCAGCAATCGTCGCTACACCCATGACAATCATCAATCCCGATATAGTGGCGACACATTTTTTGCTTATGTAGCAGATATACAGGACAAAGAAATAATATGGGGCCGAGAGAACGATTAAACGATTACCTGAATAGCGTTCGGGATATTCCGTTTCAATGGGGCAAGTTTGACTGCCTGATCTTTACCAATAACGCATTTAAAGCGATGCACGGAGAGGGTTGGGCAGATGATTGGCTTAATCGTTACATGGAGGGGAGCCGAGTGCTGCGACGATCTGAGTTGCGCAAGGAATACAAGCAAAATCAATTCATTCCTGCTATAGATAAAAAGCTGAAGAGGATTGATTATGTGCCTCCACTGGGCGCATTGTTGGCTTCGGATCGTGAAATCAGATTTAGCGTAGGTTATGTTCTGGGCATTTCCGTAGGAAGCAAAGCGTGTTATCTTGGGAAAGATGGTTTGATTTGGAAGCCGTTTGAAACTGTTAGCTATGCGTGGGTTGCAAAATGAAATCAAATTATCCTTTCAATGTAATGGCAAGGCACAATAGCTGGGACCGAGTTCCTCGTGGCCCTATGGCGGTAGCTATTGGTTCGGCTCTTGGGTTTTCAACTACTACTCTGTTCGGCAGCGCTGCGATCAGCTTATTTGGCGGCGCTCTTGTTTTAAGTACAGCCTCAGTAATTGGTACTCTTGTTCTTTGGGCGGTTACTAGCTGGGCGTCAAAAGCACTTTCCCCCAAATTCGACACAGGATCGCTGGACAGCCGGGGTTTGCTCGTAAACGCGCGAGAGGCTGCGGGTCCACAGCATTTTGTT